CGTTCCGAGCCGAGATCGAAAACGACCAGTATCTCCGCACGTTCATCGACGAGCAAGAGAGCGTGAAGGCACGATTGACCGGTATGAGACTGAAGCTCGTGGAGCAAGAGCTACAACGACGAGGTCACAAGGATTGAAGGTCACGCTCGACGACCTGGACCTCGCCGAACTCCGAGCCGTGTACCGAACCCTCGGAGGAACCGACGAGCACTACGACCCGGCAACCCTCCGCCGCCTGATCTCGACCCGCTCCGCCGGAGACGTCCCACCCCACACCCCAAACACCTCCGGCCGCCGCACCGCATAGTCGAGACACTCCACCCGCACCCGACACCGACGGCACACCTCCCGAGCATCACGAAAGTCCGGCTGCTCCGGGAACCACACGTCCACCGACCCGCCACGACACGCCCCGTCCCGCATCCACTCGACGCTCTCCATCGCCGTCCACGGTAACCGAGGCCGCTACCGTCGACGGGCATGGACCACAAGCCAGGCATACGCAAGACCGCACTCACCGAACTCGTCTCGCACCCGTCGAACCCGAGACAAGGCGACGTCGGCGCGATCATCCAGTCGATCGAATCGAACGGCTGGTACGGCACCCTCGTCGCGCAGATCTCCACCGGGCACGTCCTCGCAGGCAACCACCGCCTCCAGGCTGCGATCCATTGCGGCCTCGATCGTGTCCCGGTTCATTGGGTCGACGTCGACGACGACACGGCCCACCGCATCCTCCTCGCCGACAACCGCACCACCGACCTCGCTACCTACGACGAACACGCCCTCGCAGATCTGCTCGTGGAGATGGGCAAGACCGGCAACCTCGACGGCACCGGCTACGACGGCGACGACCTCGACGACCTCCTCGCCGACCTCGAACGCCACGGTCCTGACGCCGACGAACCACCGACACCGGCACCACCCGACGACCCGATCACCCAACCCGGCGACCTGATCCTCCTCGGGCACCACCGACTCATCTGCGGCGACGCTTACGACTCAGCGTGGATGCCGGAACGATGCGACGTTGTCATCACCGACCCGCCCTACGGCATGAACCTCGACACCGACTACACCGCCATGCCGAGCCATACCGTCGCAGGCAAGGAGTACCGGCCGGTCATCGGAGACGACCAGCCGTTCGACATGGCAGCGGTGCCCGTTCCCGACTGCGACGAACAGTTCTGGTGGGGAGCCGAGTGGTACAGGGGAACCATTCCTCCAACCGGAGGATCATGGCTCGTCTGGGACAAACGCAACGAGCTAAACGACGACGCACTCGGGTCGATGTTTGAGGCGTGCTGGTCGAAGGCACGGCACCAACGGCTCATCTTCCGACACAACTGGTGCGGGTTCCTGGCGAAGGAGACCGACGAAGCACGAGTCCACCCGACCCAGAAACCGATCGCGCTGATCGTCGACATTATGTCCCGTTGGTCGAAGGAGGGCGACACGATACTCGACCCGTTTGCCGGATCGGGCACGACCCTGATCGCAGCAGAACAGACCGGCCGGATCTGCCACGCCATCGAACTTGACCCCGGCTTCTGCGACGTCATCGTCCAACGCTGGGAAGACCACACCGGTCAGACTGCGACCCGACCCTGACCGAGTCGCAACGCTACACTCGCAACATGGCCCGCAAACCCGGACACCCCGCACCCCAGAAGAACACCACCGCAGCACTCACTCCCGAGGAAGCTGACCGGTACCGGCAGGTCGTCGACCTACGTCGCGCCGGATGGACGTTCGACGACATCGCCGACCATGTCGGGTACGCCGACCGAGCGTCAGCAAAACGCGCCTACGACGCCGCCCTGAAACGATGGGGCACCGCCGCCGTCGAGGAAGTCCGAGCCTCTGAGGGTGAACGCATCGACCAACTCTGGCGACGCATCTCCACCGCTATCGCTCAGCTCGGACCCGACGCCGACCCGAACCAACTCGCCACCCTCACGAACTCAGCGATCCGAGTCTCGGGCGCACGTCGCCAACTGTTCGGCATGGACGCGCCTAGGCAGGTCGAGATCTCCGGCCCTGAGGGTGGCCCGCTCCGGACCGATGTCGGCGAGATCCTCCGAGAGCGTCTCCGCAAGCTCGAAGCGTGACCGACCAGCGCTCGGTCGTTCAGCGGCTCCGGACCGCTGAGGGCATCGAGTGGGCTGAGGACTACGACCGGCACTTCGTCCGGTCCATCCTTTATGACTGGTCGTCGTGGGCACGCCCCGCTCAGCTCGCTCCTGATGGCGACTGGCGGATCTGGCTGATCCTCGCTGGTCGAGGGTTCGGCAAGACCCGCTCGGGTGCCGAGTGGGTCCGCCAACAAGTCGAGCAGGGTCAAGCCCGACGCATCGCACTCGTGGGAGCGACCGCCGCCGACGTCAGGGACACGATGATCGAGGGCGAGTCTGGGCTGCTGCGGATCTTTCCCGACGAGACCCGGCCCCGATACGAACCCTCGAAGCGGCGGGTCACGTTCCACAACGGCGCGATCGCCACGACCTACTCCGCAGACGAACCCGACCGCCTCCGAGGACCGAACCACGACGCCGCATGGGCCGACGAGGTCGCCGCATGGCGCTACCCCGACGCATGGGACCAGCTCATGTTCGGCCTACGCATCGGTGACCGTCCCCGAGCCGTCGCCACCACCACCCCGAGACCGACCCGCCTGATACGCAACCTCGCCGACCGACCCGACTGCGCCGTCACGCGAGGCTCCACCTATGACAACGCCGACAACCTGTCCCCGGCGTTCCTCGACGAGATGCAGGCACGCTACGAAGGCACCCGCCTCGGACGGCAGGAACTCGAAGCCGAACTCCTCCTCGACGCCGACGGCGCACTCTGGACCCGAGACATGCTCGACGACGCCCGCACCACCACCGTCCCCAACCTGCGCCGCATCGTCGTCGCCATCGACCCGGCAGCCACCGCCAACGCCGACTCAGACGAGACCGGCATCATCGTCGCCGGAGCCGACGACCACGGCCACGGCTACGTCCTGGAGGACCGCTCGATGCGAGGCAGCCCCGCCGAGTGGGCGTCCGCCGCCGTCACCGCTCACCACGTCCATAAGGCCGACCGGATCGTCGCCGAAGCGAACCAGGGCGGCGACATGATCTCGCACACGCTCCGCACCGTCGACGCCGCCGTGCCCGTGAAGCTGGTCCACGCCTCCCGAGGCAAGCGCACCCGAGCCGAACCGGTCGCTGCCCTGTACGAGCAGGGCCGGGTCCATCACGCCGGAGCGTTCCCCGAGCTGGAGGATCAGCTCTGCACCTGGACGCCGGACGGCCCGTCACCGGACCGGCTCGACGCTCTCGTGTGGGCGCTGTCGGAGTTGATGATGGGTGCTCGGGAGCCGGAGGCGGTGGTCCCGTTCCAGTCGACCCGCAAGTCGCCCTGGAGCGTCTGAAAAGAATCTTGAAGAATCTTCCCCTATAAGGTTGTCAACTCGTTCTCGATGGTGTTAAATACATACATGCCCGCAACCACCACCACCAAGGACACCAACATGAACACCACCGAAGCCACCAACTTGATCGACACCCCGGAGCCGAAGTTCCCCCGCCTTGCAGGCCGGAAGATCTTCAACATCCGCCTCAACGTCCGCCTCGGCGCAACCGACGCCCAGGAGATCGCTGACTGGAACGACACCACCGCCGCAAAGGTCGAAGCGCTCATCGCCTACGACGCCTGGCAGGAGCAGAACCCGGTCCACGAAGGCCCGAGCTACCGGGACCTCCCCGCCCACCTCCGCCGTGGCTCCATCATCATCAGCGAGGACACCGCCTTCGAGTCGGCCCAGTCCTACGATGTCGCCCGCAACGCCCACGCCGAAGGCCGCACCGTCTGGGCCGGTTTCGGCAACGGCGGATGGGTCGCACCCGTCGCCTGATCGCCTCGCATCGACGACAAGCCGCCCCGGTCTCCACGGCCGGGGCGGTCGCCGTTTTGGTGGACTACGATTCAGCCGTGGTCGCTGTCCCTTCGTACATCTCCGCCGCCGCGTCCCGTGGCTTGGACCTCCTGGAGCACGCCGGAGACGGTCTGCGCCCTGCCACGGTCCGAGAAGCTCGGGCGCTCGCAGGCGGCAACGCATCCGAGGACAAGGTGACCCGGATGGCTGCCTGGTTCGCTCGGCATCGAGGCGACCTCGACAGCCCGAAGGCGGGCGAGTACCTGCGAGGCGAGACCGACCGGCCCACCCCCGGCCAGGTGGCGTGGCTCCTCTGGGGCGGCTCCCTCGGCGAAGACCGCATGAACGCCATGAACTGGGCCGAGCGCACACGTGACCGACTGGAGAAGGACGTCTCCGCCCGAGTCCGGCAGGCCCTCCAGAATAAGGTCGAAGAGCATAACGAGAAGCACGGCGGCACCGCCTCGAAGCGCGTGAACCTCCGGATGCTGACGGCGGTGTTCGAGCGAGGCGTCGGCGCGTACAACACGAACCCGCAGTCGGTCCGTCCCGGTGTCGGCTCGTCCGACCAATGGGCCTACGCCCGAGTCAACGCATTCCTCCGAGCCGTCCGCACCGGCCGGTACGCGTCCGGCAAGTTCGACACCGACCTACTCCCGGAAGGTCACCCGCTCTCCACGAGGAAAGACATGAAGAAGCAAGAGTTCTCGCCCGAGATCGAGGAGCAGCTCCGGCAACACGCCGAGCACCACTCCCCGACGCACATGCGCCGGATGCGTGCTCTCATGGCCGCCGGGATGACGATGGAGGAGGCCCACACCCAGACGGTCGCCGAAGAGAACATGATGCAGGCCCACCTCAGCCCCGGAGTGATGGGCATGGTCCCCGAGTTCTCGCCGGACATCGAAGCGAAACTGCGAGAGCACTCCGAGCATCACAGCCCCCGCCACATGCGACTCATGCGGGAGCTGATGGCCCTCGGCTTGACGTTCGACGAAGCCCATCAACGAGCGATGGCCGAGGTCGGCAAGGACTCCGAGATGAAGGGCTACGGCTACGACGACGAGGACAAGTCCTTCGGCCCCGACTATGAGTTCCGTAAGGAGATCGTCGAGGAGGACGGGAAATTCTGCGTCTACTCCGAAGGCCGTGGCCGGAAGTTCGGATGCTACGCCACACGCGCGGCAGCTCAGGAACGCCTCGACCAGATGGAGTCGTTCTCGTACTCGCTCGACGGGCTGACCGCCGAGCAGTTGATCGCCGCTCATCAGCTCACTCACAAGTCGACCGGCGACGACATGCTCGAACTGGCCCGCAGCATCATCGAGGACCGACTGGAGTTCCTCGGGTTCGCTCCGCCGTACACGACCGGCGACACGACCGAGAAGCTCGCAGCGCTCCACGCCGTCGTCCCGTTCGCTAAGGCCGAGGAGCGCTACACCCTCGGCCCGGTGTACGTCCCCGGCCGCCTCGACGGCCACGGCGAGTTCATCGACTCCGACACGCTCCAGAAGGCGATCTGGGACTGGGTCCGCTCCGGCGACCGCACCATCTTCCTCCAGCACTCCGAGAAGGCCGCCGGGGAGATGGTCGAGATCCTGACGTGGCCGATGCCGATCCAGACGGCGCTCTCGCTTCCCGGCGAGGAGATCCGCAAGGTCGAGTTCCCGGCCGAGACCCCGTTCATGGGTGTCGTGTGGGAGTCATGGGCGTGGGATCTCGTGAAGGCCGGGCAGCTCCGGGGCTACTCGATCGGCGGCAAGGCACGCCGCGTCGAGGCAGACCTGTCCCTGACCCCAGCCAGCGAGTAGGCTGCCGACCGTGGCGCAGAACAAGACGGGGAACCGGACCACGCCGGTCAAGAAGCAGAAGGTAACGTCGACCGACTTCGCTGAGGTCGGCTCCGCTGGCCTGTCGGTAAACGCCGGGCAGGTCACCGAGGACTTCCTCCGGCAGCTCCAGGGCCGGGGCGGCATGGCGATCTTTCGAGAGATGGCCGAGAACCATCCGGTCATCGGCGCGACGCTCGCCTCGATCGAGATGCTGTTCCGCTCCGTCGAGTGGACCGTGCAGCCCGCCGACTCCGACGACCAGGCCGCCATCGACGAGGCCGAGTTCGTCGCGTCCTGCATGGCTGACATGAGCACCTCGTGGGAGGACTTCGTCTCGTCGGTCCTCGGGTTCCTCGTGTACGGCTACTCGCTCCACGAGATCGTCTACAAGCGCCGCGACGGTCTCACCGACGACGGCGCCTCCTCGAAGTTCGACGACGGCCGGATCGGCTGGCGCAAGCTCCCCGTTCGGGCGCAGGACACGATCACCGAGTGGCGGCTCGACTCG